GGGGATAAATATTTTATGACTAAGTATTATTGTGATTCAAGTAATTCACCTGATGGTAAATCTCAGACAGCGTATGCCATCTTTAATAGTGTTAATGACCATATTAATTTTTTAATTGATAGATATTCAAAAAGAGTTAGTATGATTAAAACTATAGATGCTAAAGATATTGCTAAATTTTTAATATTATATTCAGATAATGGTAATCCTAAAAATGAAGATGAATACACAACAATGAATCCTACTGATATTACAAATATTGAAAGTAGAGTACAGGAAGCTATTAATATTATTAATCCGGTTACCGGTAATGTTTCGGCAGTACCACCACCGGCAAATATTCCGGTACCAACACCTTTTATTGAGAAAAAAACATTTACGAATGTCGCACCATTTTTAATAACATCATTAAAAGTTACTATAGACCCTGCTCAAGGTGCTTGGGAAATATTTTCAGCAAGATGGGATACAAAGATAACAGCTCCTTGTGATAGTGGTACAGGTACTAATATTGACCTTAGTTCAGGTCAAATTAGTGCAAATAAACAAGAGTTTTTTGTTGATACAGAATCATTGTTACAAGAATTTGAGTGTGATAAAAAAGATTATAAAGGGGATTATAATTTAAAAGTACGTTTATGGGCAAATCCTGTAACACCGGGAGGTCAACTTGATACTACAAGACAACAATCGGTGAAATCATTCTCATATAACTTTAAACTTTAATTTTTTCTTAACTAACAGATATTTATATATAAAAAGATTATGGATACAAAATCATTATTAGAGAATTACTTAGGTAAAAAAACCCGTACTACAGAAAAAGATATGGGTAACGGTTCAAAACAAGTTTGTGATTTGGATTCAGGTGATTGTTACACAATTAGAATGAAAGATGGTCTAATAGAAAGAGTTGACAATACAATGAGTCAAAATAGAAAAATACAAGTTGAAACAACAACTGGTGTAAAACAATTATTAAACGGATAAAATGAAAAAAATAGACAATAGAATTTTAGAAGAAATTGCTAGATATAATTCAATTAACAATTATATTGTAGAACAAGATGCTACATTACCTCCACCACCAGCGGCTGACCCAAATGCTCTTCCACCGGCACCGGGAGGTGATTTAGGTGCGGCCCCTGCCGACCCAAATGTTGCACCCCCTGCTCCGGCAGCACCTGCTGGTCCACAACCTGTGGATTTAGCTACGGATACTGAAGTTGAAAAAATTGGTGAAGAAGGAACTGCAGGTAGTACTGAAGAAATGGATATTACAGATTTGGTAAATTCTCAGAAAAAAGTTGAACAAAAACAAGAAGAATATTTTGATAACTTATTCAAACATTTAGATGGTTTAGAAACTAAACTTGGTGAAATGGATGGTATTATGACTAAATTAAATGATTTAGAACAAAAAATTGAAAAATATAGAGAAAAAACTCCTCAAGAAAAATTAGAATTAAGAAGTTTAGATTCAGGACCATTTAATCAAAAATTATCCGATTTTTTTGAAGATAAAGAAGATGATATGGAAAAATCAGGAAAAAATGAATATATTTTAACTCAGAACGATGTTGAAGATTATTCACCTAATGAAATACAAAAAACGTTTAGAAATTTTGGTGATGAAACTCAACCAAATTCATTTCAACAACTAAGATAGATATGACGGTCTTAGGACCGTCTTTTTTTTTACAAAACAATTTGACAAACACACGGCTGACACTTATACTTTTATAAACCTTTAAATATTTTAAACACTATGGCGACAAATTCATTAGACGCAGTTTTGGCTCAATACGAGAAAGCAAAACAAGGTAGTACTTCTTCTACCTCAAAATTTACACAAGAAGAAAGAATGAAAAAATACTTCGCGGCAATCCTTTCAGATAAGGAAACTCAAGGCCAAAGAAGATTAAGAATCTTACCAACAACAGATGGTTCTTCACCATTTAAAGAAGTTTGGTACCACGAGATTCAGGTTGATGGAAAATTCCAAAAATTTTACGACCCAGGAAAAAATGACAATGAACGTTCACCTTTAACTGAGGTTTACGAAGAACTTCGTTCAACGGGAAAAGAAGATGACAAAAAATTGGCATCAAATTATTTATCACGTAAATTCTACATTGTTAAAGTTATTGATAGAGATAACGAAGAAGATGGTGTTAAATTTTGGAGATTCAAATCTAACTACAAAAATGAGGGAATCTATGACAAAATTATTCCTATCTACAGAAACAAAGGTGATATTGCTGACCCTGAAAAAGGTAGAGACCTTATCTTAGAATTGACTAAAGCTAAAACTCCAAAAGGGGCGGTTTATACAGTAATTCAAACAGTTATGTATGATGATGCGGCTCCAATTCACGAAGACACAAAACTTTCTGAAAGTTGGGTTAACGATGAATTAACTTGGGCAGATGTTTATTCTAAAAAACCGGTTGAATATTTAGAAGCTATTGCAAGAGGTGAAACTCCAAAATGGAATTCTGATAAAGGTGGTTATGATTATGGTAACTCTGATTCTGATGAGATGTCATTTGGTGGTTCTAAACCATCGGCACCTATTGACCCACAAGCGGGTGATGAAGAAGATTCAGATATGCCGTTTTAATCAAACAAAACTTAGACATATAACTTGGACACTGAGACCTACTTAGTGTCCAACTTGTCTAAATAAACTAAAAATTAAATTAACATATAGATATGGCGATTAAAAAACACGATTTTAAGTCCATTAAGGACAAATTTTCGACATCGGCAAAATACAAACCACAAAGGTTTTTTGATTTAGGACCTGACTTTTTGGATGCGGTAGGTATTCCGGGACCAGCAATTGGACATTTAAATATGTTCTTAGGTCACTCAGATACCGGTAAGACGACAGCTTTAGTAAAATGTGCGGTTGATGCTCAGAAGAAACAAGCAAAACTTATGGGTTTTGATTGTGAAGAAATGGTAGATGAAGAAACGGGAGAATTAGAGTGGGACGGATTTTACATCTTCAATAATAACTTCAGTTATATAGAACAAATTACCGACTACATTAATAGTTTACTTGATGCTCAAGAAAAGGGTGAATTAGATTATAGTTTGTTATTCTTATGGGATTCTGTTGGTTCAGTTCCTTGTAAAATGACTTTTGAGGGTAAAGGTGGGAAACAACATAATGCGGCGGCTTTGGCTGACAAAATTGGTATGGGTATTAATCAAAGAATTTCAGGAAGTCGTAAATCGGATTCTAAATATGAAAACACTTTGGTTATTGTTAATCAGCCTTGGGTCGAACTTCCGGATAATCCATTTGGACAACCTAAAATTAAAGCTAAAGGTGGTGAGGCTATTTGGTTAAATTCTTCATTAGTTTTCCGTTTTGGAAATGAAAAAGGTGCGGGAACAACAAAAATTACTGCGACTAAAGATAAGAGAACTATTAAATTTGCTGTTAGAACTAAAATTTCAGTAATGAAAAATCACATCAACGGATTGGGTTATGAAGATGGAAAAATTATTGTAACACCTCACGGATTCTTAGCAGGTAAAGAAACCACTGAAGAAAAAGCGTCTATTGAGAAGTACAAAAAAGAATACTCTGAATATTGGAAGAATATCATCGGAACAGATGGTGATTACGATTTGAAAGAGATTGAAGAAAAAGACTAGTAACGAATACAAACAAAAACAAGTGACTAAAACACTTTTGGTTGACGGAAACAATTTAGTAAAAATTGGATTTCACGGAGTTAAAGATTATTATCACAATGGTAAACACATAGGTGCCTTATGGCACTTTGTGAACACCATTAGACGATTCATAGAAGAACATAACTTTGATAAGGTTGTTGTTATGTGGGACGGTGATGATAACTCTTCGGCTCGAAAACTTATTTATCCCCAATACAAAGAAAATCGTAGAGACAGAGATAACGAGTATAAGTTAGATTCTTTCACTGAGCAGAAAGAAAGAATCAAACAATACTTGGAGGATTGTTATATAAGACAAATCAACGTAGATAATAATGAAGCGGATGATTTGATTGCTTACTATTGCCAAATCTCGGAGAACGAACAAAAAACCATCTATTCAGGGGATAAAGACCTTACCCAACTTATTTCCGATAAGGTGTCGGTTTATTATCCAAGAACTAAAGAGACTTACACTCTTGGAAGTAAAATTAAATGTGATTTTTACGAATTTCCTCACGAAAACATTAGAACTTATAAAATTTTATCGGGGGATAAGTCGGATAATATTGATGGGATATATGGGTTGGGTGAGAAAACACTTATTAAGTTTTTTCCTGAGCTACTTGAAAAACCGGTTTCGTTTACCGATATTTTAGAAAAGGCAGAAATCCTTCTGAAGGAGAATAAGGATAACAAAACATTACAAAATTTGTTATCAGGTAAAACTAAAAGTGGGGTTTATGGTGATGAATATTTTGTTATTAATGAAAAAATCATAAATTTATCAAATCCTTTAATTAGTGACGATGCTAAAGAACTTGTTGAATTATATTATAGGGAAACTTTAGACCCTGATGGGAGGGGTCATAGAGGACTTATTAAGATGATGATGGAAGATGGGTTTTTTAAGTATCTACCAAAAGGGGATGACGCGTGGGTTAATTTTGTTAGACCCTTTTTAAAACTAACAAGAAAAGAAAAAAGAAATTTTAAAAACAATTAATTAAAACTATGAAAGACCAAGAATCGGTAAAATTAGAATTCTTAATGATGGTAAATGATAACATCATTGTGCAGAGATTTTTTAACGTGAGAGAGTTCAACAGTGAGGCAAAAAACTCATTGGAACTTTATGAATTACTTCGTGAATTTAAAGACGACATTCATACTCAATTATCATTGAAAACCGTAACGTATATGACGGACAATATGTACGAAATTATTAACAATCCGGCTATTTTGGAAACGTCTTACACTGATGGTCCGGAGTACTTTAACATCTTCATCAAACAAAATGATGTGACAATTTGTCATAGACAGGTGGACGCTAAAGTGTACCCTCCAAAGATAAGATATACTGTGGATGTACGCCCACACCTAAAAAACTTGTTGATGAACTTAACTGACATTTTTTCATCTAAAAATTTAACAAAAAAATATCTAGAAGTTACCTTAAGTGTGTAGTATTTATTATTACACTAAAAGAAAAAATATATGGCGTCAAACAAAAATTTCGAGTATCTAGGTAGTACCTTTCAGATACAATTATTAAACCAAATCATTATCGACAAAGACTTCTCACGGTCAATTATAGATGTGATTGAAACAAGTTATTTTGAGAATAAATATTTCAAATTAATCATCCAAATGATTAAGGAGTATTATACAAAATACGAACACACACCAACCTTTGACACATTAGAACAAATTACAAAATCTGAGATACAACAACCTCTAGCAGCAAAAATAATTATTGATACCCTTACAAAAGTTAAGGAGTCTACGCTTGAAGGGGCTGAGTTTGTGCAAGAAAAATCGATGAAGTTCTGTAAACAACAGGAGTTACAGAAAGTAATGGTTAAAGCTCAAAAAATCATCGACACTGGTGAATTTGAGAGTTACGACACATTAGAAGAGATGGTGAGTAAAGCTCTTCAGGTTGGGGAACACGATAAGGGAACGGAAAGTGTTTTCAGCAATTTAGATGATGTTCTAAACGAGGATTATCGTCATCCGATACCAATGGGTATTCCGGGGATAGATAGACTCTTAAAAGGAGGGTTGGCTAAAGGTGAAATCGGTGTTATTTTAGCACCAACAGGTGTAGGTAAATCTACTTTACTTACAAAAATCTCAAATC